GCAGAGCGCCATGACGCTTGGCGCGGTCTACGCCTGCATCTACGTACTGTCATCCTCGCTGGCGCAATTGCCGCTGCATGTCATGCGCAAGCAGGCCGGCGTCATCACCGCCGCCACGGATCACCCCGCGTATCAGCTGCTGCATGACGAGCCCAACGACTGGCAGACCAGCTACAAGTGGCGCGAGACGGCCCAGTCCCATGTGCTCGGCTGGGGCAATAGCTACACCGAGGTGATTCGCGATGCGCGGGGCAATGCCATTTCTCTTCAGCGCCATTGCCCGTGGAACTGCAGCCCGGTGAAGCGCGGCAACCGCTGGCTATATGCCGTCACCGATGAGGATGGCTCTCGCGCAGTAGCAACCGAGGACATGATCCATGTTCGCGCGCTCGGCTCGCACGATCGCACCGGCGTCAGCGTGGTGCGCCAGCACGCCGAGACCATCGGCCTCGGGCTGGCGGCCCAGCGCTACGGCAAGGATTTCTTCGAGGGAGGAGGGCGCCCGACAGGGCTTGTCACCGTCAAGGACACCTTGAACGCCGATAGCTGGAACCGCCTCAAGGAGACCTGGGCCAAGGCCGTGGCCAGTCTGCGCCAGTCCGAGAACAAGACGCTGATGCTCCCCGCACAGCTGGATTACAAGTCGATCACCATCGCGCCGGAGGACGCCCAGTTCCTCGAGACGCGCAAGCTAAACCGCTCCGAGGTGGCCGGCATCTTCAATGTGCCCGCGCACATGATCAACGACCTGGACAAGGCCACTTTCTCGAACATCTCCGAGCAGGCCATCCAGTTCGTGCGGCACACGATGATGCCCTGGGTCATCAACTGGGAGCAGGAAATCAACCGCGCCATCTTCACGCCCACCGAGCGACGGGCTGGCTACTACGCCAAGTTCAACCTCGCTGGGCTGCTGCGCGGCACCCCCACGGAGCGTGCCGAGTTCTATCACAAGGCCATCACCGATGGCTGGATGGACCGCAACGAAGTCCGCGCCCTGGAAGACATGAACCCACGCGATGGCCTCAGCGAAATGCTGATCAGCGTCAACGCCACCCCAGCCAGTCAGCTGGGCCAGTCAACCTCGCCCGAGGACTCCACATCATGAGTGAGACAGAAAAGCGCGCCCTGACGTGCGAGGTCCGCGCCGAAGCGGGCGAAGAAGGGCAGCCGTTGCGGATCATTGGCCACGGTGCCGTCTTCAACAAGCGCAGTGAAATGATCATGGGCATGTTCAAGGAGCAGATCGCCCCCGGCGCGTTCGACAACGTGCTGGGCGATGACGTGCGCGCCCTGTTCAACCATGACCCCAACTTCGTGCTCGGCCGCACCCTCAGCAACACGCTGTCGCTGTCCGTGGATGAAGAGGGTCTGCGCTATGAGATCGACCCACCCGCCACCCAGTCGGTGCGTGATCTGGTCATGGCGCCGCTGGCACGGGGTGACATCACCGGTTCCAGCTTCGCCTTCCGTGTTGCCCCTGATGGTGACGAGTGGGGCGAGGACGAGCACGGCGTCATCGTGCGCACCATCCACCGATTCAGCCGCCTGCTGGATGTGTCCCCCGTGACCTATCCGGCATACCCCGATGCGGGCGCCGCCAAGCGGTCGCTCCAAGCCCGTTGCGATGAACTCCGAGAGATCACGCAGCGTGCCGTCAATCAGCGCCGCGCCCGCGAGCGCTTCCTTGAACTCATCAATGCCTGAGCCCGTGGAGGCTACATGAAACTCTCTGAACTGAAGCAGAAGTACGCGGCCGTCGCCAAGGACATGCGCAAGATGCATGACGATGCCGGCGACACCGAATGGAAGGATGAGCAGCGCAGCCAGTGGCAGTCCATGAAGAGCGATCTGGATGGCCTGCAGGACAAGATCGATCGCGAAGAAGCCCTGCGCGATGCGGACCAGCGTTTCGTGCGTGACAACGAAGAGGAGCTGCGCAGTCAGTCTCAGACGCCGGAACCTGGGCAGGCCCAAGGCCCGAGTGTGGACGAGCAGCGTGCTGCGGCCTTCGATGCCTTCGTGCGTGAAGGCATGGGCAACATGAGCAAAGAGCAACGCGCGGTCATGCGTGAGATGCGAGCTCAGGCAGCGGGCGTGGATGACAAGGGCGGTTACACCGTCCCGACCACCATGCTCAACCGCATCCACGAGTCCATGAAGGATTACGGCGGACTGGCCTCGGTCGCCCAGATCCTGACGACCTCCGACGGTGCCCCTATCGAGTGGCCGGTGTCTGACGGCACCGGGGAAGAGGGCGAGCTGCTGGGCGAGAACACCGCTGCCAGTGAACAGGATGTCACCTTCGGCATCCAGAACCTTGGCGCCAAGAAGCTGAGCTCCAAGGTTATCCGCGTCTCCAACGAGCTGCTGCAGGACTCAGCCTTCGACATCGAGGGTTTCCTGGCCTCGCGCATCGGCTCCCGTATCGGTCGTGCCGAAGCCAAGTACCTGGTGAGCGGTACCGGTGCCGGCAGTCCCCAGCAGCCCAAGGGTCTCGCCACTTCGGTCACTGGCACCGTGGCGGCTGCGGCTGCGGCCAGCCTGAACTGGAAGGACATCACCAAGCTGATCCACAGCATTGATCCGGCCTACCGTCGCGCCGCGAACTTCCGCCTGGGCTTCAACGACAACACCCTGCAGAAGATCACCGAGATGGAAGATGGCCAGGGCCGCCCGCTGTGGCTGCCGGCCGTCGCGGGTCTGGCACCGTCCACCGTGCTCGGTCAGTCCTACTTCATTGATCAGGGCTTCGAGGACATGGCTGCGAGCAAGAAGTTCATGTTCGCTGGTGACTTCCAGCAGTTCGTGATTCGCCGCATCAACTACATGACGCTCAAGCGTCTGGTCGAGCGCTATGCCGAATTCGACCAGACAGCCTTCCTCGCCTTCCACCGTTTCGACTGCGTGCTGCAGGATACCGCCGCCATCAAGGCGCTGACCGGCAAGGCGGCCTGATCCTCATTCACCGCCTGATACAAGGGCCGCCATCGCGCGGCCCTTGCCTGTTGGGTCCAACCCCATGAGGCATGCAGATGCTCGAGCTGGACATCATCAAGTTGCACGTCCGGTTGGAGCCGGACTTCTCCGAGGACGATCAGCTCCTGGAGACTTATTCCAATGCGGCCCGGCGCGCCATTGAAGGACGCACGGGCCGCACGCTGTATGAAACCCGCGACGCCATTCCGGTAGAAGGGGATGAGCGCGCGCTGGTCATTGATGACGACATCACCACCGCGATGCTGCTGCTGATCGGCCACTGGTATGCAACACGTGAGGCCGTGGTCATCGGCACCATCACCTCAACGGTGCCCATGGCCGTGAGCGCCTTGGTCGATCACTACACCTACTACCACTTCGCATGAGGTGACTATGCGTGCTGGAAAGCTCCGCCATCGCGTCACGCTTCAGTCGCCAGGGAGAACGCAGGACCCAGCGACAGGGGAGATGATCGCGGGATGGACCGACGTCACCACCGTATGGGCCTCAATCGAAGCGCTGTCGGCCCGTGAGTTCATTGCCGCTCAGGCAGCCCAGTCAGAGATCACTGCTCGTGTGGTGATGCGCTATCGCCCGGGCGTCGAGGCCACCATGCGGCTCAAGCATGGCGCTGACGTCTACAACATCCACGGCGTATTACCGGACCCCGACAGCGGACGAGAGTGGATGACGCTGCCTGTCTCGCGAGGTGTCAATGATGGCGGATGAACTGGTCTTCTCTCTTGCCGGTGCAGATGCACTGAATGCCAAGTTGGCTGGGCTCCGCAATGACGTCCGATACAAGGGCGGCCGCTTCGCACTTCGCAAGGCGGCCAACCTAGTGCGAGATGATGCCATTGCCCGGGCCACGCGACTCGATGATGAGGTGACAGGGCGCAAGATCGCCGACAACGTTGTCACGCGCTGGAGTGGCAAGCACTTCAAGCAGACGGGAAACCTGAAGTTTCGAATCGGCGTAAAGGGAGGCGGCAAGACAGGTCGCCGCGGCAACCCTGATACCGGAGTCGGTGGAAAGACACCGCACTGGCATCTGCTCGAGTTCGGGACTTCGAAGATGGCGGCTCAACCCTTCATGCGCCCGGCGCTGGCCGAGAATGTCCAGGCCGCCTCCAATGAGTTCGTGAAGCAGTACGGCAAGGCGATTGATCGCGCGATTCGCCGGGCGGAGCGAGAGCAGCGCCGCCGCGAGCTCGATCAACTCCTCGGAGGTGGCTGATGTATCCCCCTGTCTTCTCGACGCTGGCGGAAAGCACGGCAGTGAGCTCAATGCTTGGGCAGGCCTCACCACGTATCTACCCCGCCGGCCAAGCTCCCCAAGGTTCCGCAAGTCCGTATGTGGTGCATCAGCTGGTCACCGGCTCGCCCGAGAACTACTTGGGAAACCTGCCGGACCTCGATAGCTACACCGTCCAGTTCGATGTCTACGCCGCGACAGTGGGTGACGCACGCCGTTTAGCCTTGGCAGTCAGAGATGTGATCGAGCCGCTGGCTCATGTCGCCCGCTGGGGTGGCGAAACAAGAGACGACGCAAGCGGCCTGTGCCGATATTCCTTCGATGTGTCGTGGCTAGTTCCCCGATAA